ACCTCTCGGAAGAAGTACGACTACTCAAAGAGCATCGAGATAATGCTTTGTCCAAATACTTAGAGCTATCACGTTCGTATGTGGTAGGTTCTACTAACGTGGCTGATGAGCTAGAGACATTGCAATTGTTTTTACTTGATAACTCTGAGGCGTACTTCGATGTCGATATAGATAACTCTATACTCGAAGAACGTGAAGGTGTGAGATACAACTTCAACAATGGTGGTGGCAACAACAAGAAGGGATCTTCCTCGAACAAGGAGAACCAGAAGCAGCAACAGAACAACAAGCAAGGTCAAGGCAAACCCAAGACACGTAGTTTGCTAAGCGTTCTGTCTGATGCTCAGGTTTCTATACATTAGTTTAGTGGTGAGCCATAACTGTTAGTCGGTGGTGTGCAAGTACACGTAACCCAACAGTAGTCTACAGTGTGAAACCTGATAGGCGAATGGGCTGGAAAGGACACCGACTTCTGGAACAAGTGTGCGTTAAAGGCGAGGTACTCCTTGACTGGCGCAACTCCAGTAGTGAGTTACATTGTGTAACTTAACTTTAGCCAAGTGCACTTGTTAGATCCACCGCAGTTACCAACTTAGATAGCATCTGCATACAAGTCAAACGCTATGCGTAAAGGGCTTGTTTACCTTAAGGTTGTCAGCGTGTAAGCTGATGTGTATATGGTGCTATCTTGGGTGTCAACTGATACCATTCATATAAATTAGGAGAAAAAATTATGCCAGAAAATTATGACCCAACTGTACACAAGTTGGCGGTACGTACCAAAGAGTTCTTCTCTTTCATAACGTACATGTTAGCTTGCTTATGGTACATGTTGAATGAATTTATACACACAGCAGGGAAGTTAGCCGTAGTGCTATTCATCGTTGCACTTACAGCGTGTGTCTCTTTGTTCACAGCATGGTACTTAGATGTTCAGATTATCACGATACCATTCATGCCAACTTGACATACTACATAGCATCTAGCATGGTGCTATGTGTTATGCTCTTGTAGCATAGACAGCATAAGACACACATCTTAGTCAACACCCTAGTACATCAGGTGTGTTGGTGTGCAGCTGTTCCCTCTTGGTCAGCCTATTAGGTGGAGCCACTGAGTATGAAAGCTCAGAGAGGTTAGTGTGATTATGGCAACCACACACGTTAATGATACAGGTTCCAAACAAACTGCTGTAGTATGTGCAACTCTCGTCCATACATGACGAGCCTAGCAAGGTTACACAGTGTAACTTAAACGATAAGCAATAGGAGGTACTCAATGTTTGTACCTACATGGGTAGTATGGTGTGTGGCTTTGTTCATTGCCTGCTTCCCTCTATCAATCATGCTTATGTCTAATGTGGATCGGTCGGTAGGATCTTCAATCGAGGAGTGCAACTCTGGTGACACTACTATGCCAGTGTCGGGTGAAGATACATTAGAAGTAAGTGAATTAAAGGAGCTACTGCTGCTCCAATATGTAACAGCTTTGGCAGGAGTGCAGATGTCAGAGTACTGGGGTAAGGACATTAGCAGGATAGGCTAAGGCCGTCTGCCTTTCATACACTTAACCGTGTGTGTGCAGCATCGGTCGTCAGTCGGACGGTTAAAGATCCTTAGTAAGTAAACCCAGTAATAAACAAAAGGAAATGTATATGGCAGATCTTGTTACTCAACAAGAGTTGTTCGATGGTCAAGCATGTTTTAATCCTAATGACATTGGCTTGATCCTAGCCTTCCAAGATCTTTGGGAGAAATACAGACCTTACACTGATCGTGATGAGTGGCCAACGAGCTACTACAATGAACTCAGTGACATTGCAAGTAAGCATGGCGTTAGCTATGTATCGCCTAAACATTTAGGCAAACTAACTGCTGTTGAAGGAGTTGGTAGCACCACTACCGTACACTAACATCCACTACGACTGTCCTGTAGCTGCGTAAGCGGCTATAATAATAAGCCAGTGTGTTGAGCCACTGGTCTATAACTAAACTCTGTCTGATGTGATTGTCTGAGCACCTCAAGTTACACAATGTAACCTAACTATTAAGGAGATGCTTATGCGAAGACTAGACCCTAAGAATGCTGAAGTAACTAAGCGTGCTATCAAGGCACGGGGTTCACCAGTCAAATCAAATCAAACACTTGTTGTCGGTACACCAACTGGCAGCTTAAAGAAACGCCTGCTGTATGCAGGCACCACAGTATTAGCAGGATCTGTTATGGTTGGTCTATGGACTAACTGGGTTCCAGAGTTTGTTCACTTAGCTTACCTTTGTGGTGGCTTGTGGCTATCTCAAATGCTAACACTGCGATTCACTAAGATGGAGTAACCCATGCACATTGGACTCTTTACAGTACACCCGCTCACTGTCCCAATATCGAGTGAGTTGATACATGCTATCGCTTGTACTATAAACCAAAGTTTACTTGTGTACACTGGCATTATACGACCTGAGTTAGATCAGCTTAAAGATATTATAGAGCTGCTATAACTACCGCTCAGACACAGGTCACAAGAGGGGGTGCGCATATACTAACTGTACTTAGTTAGTATCTCAGCACCTCCTTAATGCTAGAGTTTTTATCCTCAAGCTGAGAAAAATAAGTAAAGTATTTTCTTAGTTTGGGGAACTTTTTCTGTTTTCAGTTGTATAGTCCTATATGGACATCGGACTTATTAGGACTCACTGTATAGAGATTAATAGATATGTTAGATTATAATAATATTTATAATACTTATAGTCCTAGACTTAAAGTAATGTTTAAGAAACAAGTCAAAGATAAAGACTACATTGACGACTTGGTACAAGAGACTATGCTTAAGGTATGGTCAAATCTAGGTACATACGACGATAAGTATCAGCTATCAACTTGGATCTACACCATAGCATTCAACACCCTGAAGAACTACTTCAAAGCCCTCAAGGATCACGTAGTATACAAGCCAGAGATATACGACAGTGATGCTACTGAAGACCTCGCCTCCCCCGAAGCAATACTCATTGCTGATGAACAAACAAAACAATTTAATAAAACAATTGAGGAACTGGATGATAACTTTCTTTCAGTGTACATCCTCAAAGAAGTAGATGAACTTACATACCAACAGATTGCTGATCAACTTTCTATTCCGATTGGTACTGTTAAGTCCAGAGTCAAGCGTGCTAAAGATCACATTAAGAATCAACTTATTTGATACGAGCCAGTAACGGGTTATGCCGACTGGCTTTTTTTGTGCCTTGAAAAAAGGAACCTTCCCTCCCTTCCGTTGTATAATCTATTACAATGAACTAAGTTACACGGTGTAACCTTATGACCTTCGATATTAATACAGCTACAATACAAGAAGCATGTGACTATGCAGTTACTAAGATAGTAGAGCAAGGTGGCAGGTGTGTTGACACTGATGGTAAGTGCAACTACAAGGGAGTGTCAGAGGATCAACACTGTGCTGTTGGTTGGCTTCTCGTACACGACTACCCACATCTACTAGGAAAAAACAGTTCTGTCGGAGTGCTTACACTTCGAGCAGAGGAGAACGGTCTTGAACACCCCGCCATTCTTAAAGAACACAGCAGAGTCCTAAATGTACTTCAGGCTTTCCATGATGAATCGGAGTCTTTAGAGAGAAGCTTTGTCCTTGATCTCCTATCAACACACATAGATATATCAGCACCTCAGTACCAACAGTGGGTAGACATGGGAGAGTCGGATGGTTCAGAGTAAGTCATTCCTATGTAAGGCAGACACAGGTGGCGGTTCTGTTAGGTGGTCAGTATCCCCTTTCGCTTACTACGGAACTAGTGATAGGTTCGTAGAGGCAGGCATCACACTAACTGACTGCGGTAGAACAGTATCCCTAGAGTTCGACACTAACTCTCTCAAAGAAAGCAGAGACAGGTTAGCGAAGATAGACACACTAATCACTGAGCTTGCCTCATTCAGAGAAGCACTCTACTATGAGTGCAACAAAGCCTACAAAAGAAGGTACTGTTAATGAATAATGCTATAAGAAAATTAAAGATGAGACACAACTACCAACAGTACGGCAACACCTGTAAGAACTGTACTCACTTCAAGAACGAGACACAGTACGGTGGTGTTGATGGTATGTCAGCTGACGTGTGTACTGTGGATGCAGCCTGCCTTAACGAAGATGGTTCAATCAATTCTGAACAAGGTGTTCACATACTTAACAACCCTTGGGGTGTATGTGATGAACACGAACGGAGACCTATTAGATGGGAAAGATAGTAGGGGACACGGCTTGTCCTTCTTGTGTAGAAAAAGGAAATGATACTACTGGCAACCACTTGATGCTGTTCGAGGATGGTGGTTCTTACTGCAACAGATGTGGATACACTGGTACATATGATACTGAAAGAGAAATACCTAAAAGAAAAACGGAGATCACAGATGAAGAATTGGCTGAAATCGTTAAGGACTTCATGGGATGTAGTGTGCAAGCCTACCCTAACCGAGGTCTTACGAAGGCTACGACGCAGCGTTATAACTGTCGCGTTGGGTGTGACCCTACTGATCGCAGTTCCATTGGTAGTTACCTACTCCCTTATCATGACTTGGATAACCAGATCATCGGATACAAAGTCAGACTCCTTAAGGAAAAACGTTTCTGGAATGTTGGTAGAGTTAAACAATCTGGATTTATCGGAAGACAAACTCTACCTAAAGGAAAAATAAATAAGCTGTACATAGCTGAAGCTGCTATGGATACCCTGTCTGTGTACCAAGCTATGAGCAAGGCTTGGAAGAAGGTAGGTATCAATGCTGAGCCTAACGTAGTTGGTCTGCCTCATGGTACTGGCTCAGCCATAGCTACCTTCGAGTTAGAGAAGGAACTGCTTGACAAGTGCAAGGAGATTATACTTGTTCTTGATGGCGATGCAGCAGGTAAGGAGACAGTTGATAAACTCTCTGGCCTATACCCTAACATCAAGACTGTTATCCTTGAGGATGGCAAAGATCCTAATGACTACACCGTAGCAAAGAGAGAGGATGAACTTGCCAAGTTGGTACAGTTCTCAGCTGTAGCTAACAAGCTAGACGGTATGGCTGACATCAGTGAGCTGATAGAAGAGATTGCTGAGCCTCCTAAGTACGGTACTGAATACCCTTGGAAGACCATGACTGACCTAACGTATGGGCTACGTGAGCAGCAGATCATAGGTATCTCAGCAGGTGTAGGCATGGGTAAGTCAGACGTTAAGAACGAACTGATAGTACACCTATGTAAGCAGGGCCACCATGTTACAGCCTTCGACCTTGAGTACAGCTACAAGAACACAGGTAAACTGTTAGCATCTAAGTCTGCATCCAAAGCATTGCATAGACCAGACAGCGGAGCAACACAACAAGAGATTAAGGATGCCCTTGAACCACTGAAGGGTAAGCTAAGTCTTTACAAGCACAAAGGTTCAAGAGATTGGGATGAAATTAAATCTTATATTAGGCATAGTGTTATTGTTAACAACTCTAGAGCTGTCATGCTTGATCCTATCACTGCTCTTGTGGCACACCTAAGCAGCAGTGAAGCTAACGATCAGCTTAATACAATCTTCTCTGACCTATCAGCTATGTCACAAGAGCTAGACTTCAGTACCTTCTACTTCGCACACCTTAACCCACCTAAGACTGGGCCTAGCCATGAGCGTGGCGGCAAGGTTAATGAAGCACAAATGACAGGCAGTAGAGCTATGATGAAATGGTCTACACATTTGTGGGGATTGGAAGGGACTAAAGACCCTGACTTACCAGAGCATGAACGTAATGTACGTAAGATGGTTCTATTAAAAGATCGTGAGTACGGGAACGTTGGTAGCTTTTTCTTGTATTATGATAAAGAGACAACAAGATTAATAGAGAGGTTCTAATGAAGCTTGCATCATGTGATGAGTGCGGTGTTGTTATAGACACTGATAAGGTAGACCACCTTACTGAGGATAATGAACAGGGAATACATAAGTGGTGGGCTGATGAACACCTTGGATACCCCTGCCCTGTGTGTCCAGAGTGCGTGATATTTGAAGAGAGAAAACAGTGAGCAGACCTTGGACAGGAAGCAAGGGATCATGGGAGCGTAAGCCTCAGATCTCCAGAGAAGAAGTACATAATAACTTCGATAACATATTTGGTAAACGATTCAACTGGTTACAACGTAAGAAGATAACGGAGTCATGGAATGCTTGATCATCTAGATACAAACAAACTATCAAGACCTAAAGAAGAAGCTGAAGTTAGATACCAACGTGACAGACGTATGTATATCGAAGGACAACAAGCAGCACAAATGGAACTAAACCTAGAGTTTGGTGTACAATACAATGACAGAGACAAGAAGATGTACACGATGGGGTACAACAGCGGAGAGACAACGAATGATTAGTTACGGAACAATGAAAGGAAAGACTATGTACACAAGTTTGTTTGACGATATATATTCAACAGCTTTAGTAGATAGCAAGCTAACAAAACCTACATCAGAAGAGTTGCGTAAAGCAGCTAAGGTTCTAGAGGAACATGCTGCTAAGCTAGACAAGCCTAAGCTGACTAACCAACAGGAGGCTATCCTTAAGTATGCTGAAGCCCACAGCATAAGAGCTATTAAGATAGATGGGGAGCGGTGTGACCATGTTAGAACCACTGATGGATGGCTCAGTGATGGGAAGAGAGGGGAAGCTTTCGATGACTGGGAAGACCTTAAAGAGATCTACAGGTTTAAAGCGCTCTACAGCTATGGGTACAAGCTTTACTCACTCGACTTAGTAGTACATAAAGATGACTTTGACGACCTTGTTGTATCAGTGGAGTATAAGTAGGAATCACTATGCTAGTCAGAGTATTCGATACAGAGAGTAACGGCTTCCTAGATGTAGCTGACACACTGTGGTGTATTGCAACAGTGGACAAGGGATCGAGCGGCACTGCTACTCTCTTCCCTCCCACTGATGTAGTTAAAGGACTAGCACACCTATCTCTTGCTGACGTACTGGTAGGACACAACATCAAGAAGCATGACCTGCCACTGCTCAAGAAGCTCTATGATTGGGAGCCTGCCTCTCATCAGGTAGTGGTTGATACCCTAGTGTTCAGCCGTATGCTTAACCCTAAGCGCCCACCACCACCTGACTACAAAGGCAAGGCAACTCACAGCATAGAGGCATGGGCACGTAGGCTAGGCAGATGGAAGCCTGACCATACGGACTGGTCACAGTACAGTGAGGCTATGGGCCACCGTTGTGTTGAAGACGCAGAGATAAACCTATTAGTGCTTGAGGAATTAGAACGTGAAGCAGCCTGTCTACCCGATTACTACAAACAACTTGGATCTGGTTTCAGCTTTATACCTTGAGCAACGTGTACAAGACATAGCCATTGAAATGGAAAACAATGGCTTCCCTCTTGACAGACAGGAATGTTATAAGCAAATCACTGAGCTACAAGAGAGAGTTGACTGGGTTGATGAGGCTATCCTGCCACTGATACCACCCAAACCTAAGCAAGACAAGACAACTATTACAAAGGTATTTAAGTTAAATGGAGATTATACTAAACAAGTTTCTGACTGGTTGGGGGATGAACCCGAACCGAACCTTACTGTTGATGGGGCATTTAACCGTGTTGAATTCGTTCCTATTAACTTGGATTCTGTTCAACAGGTAAACAAATGGTTGCTGAACAATGGATGGAAACCAAAGACATACAACTATAAGAAAGATAAGAGCGGTAAAGAGATCAAAGATTACTACGGTAACAAGATTAAAACATCGCCTAAACTTACGGAAGAAGATTACGAAGATCTTAAAAGCTTGGGGCCAGCAGCGTCGCTCATCATATACCGTAGGCAGATCACGCATAAACGTAATCAGATCAAGGGCTTCCTCAGAGATTGCAGGAGTGACGGTACTGTACCCTCAGTGGTCAATACGTTGGGAGCGGCTACCGCAAGAATGACCCACAGTAAGATAGTTAATGTCCCTGCTCCTAAGGAAGGGGCACTGTGGAAGGTTATGCGTAAGGTGTTCAGAGCACCGAAGGGATATGTAGTGGTAGGTGCAGATGCTGACCAGTGTCAGGTACGTGCATTGTCGCACTACATGGGAGATATGGAGTTTCAAGAGGCATTACTTAATGGCGTTAAAGCTAATGGGACAGACCTTCACAGCCTCAACGGTAGGAGAGCAGGTGTTTCTAGAAGCCATGCAAAGAATGTATTCTATGGTTACCTCTTTGGAGCAGGAGCAAACAAGACTGCTAGCCAGATTGGATGCTCTGTCCCTGAGGCTGAGACTATTAGAGCCAAGTTCGAGGCAGGTCTGGATGCACTGGTTGCCTTACTCAAGGACTTGAAGAAGTTCTGGAAGAAGCATGGCTACATACTAGGCATAGACAAGAGAAAGATATACGTTACATCAGAGCACATGCTACTTGTGTACTTGCTACAGAACTTTGAAGCAGTGCTAATGAAGTGGGCTATGGTTGTAGCTTACGATACTATCAAAGCTGAGAAGCTTGACGCTAAGTTTGCAACAGTACAGCACGATGAGTACCAACTCATAGTCAAGGAAGAACATGCTGAACGTGTTGCTAAGATACTAGAAGATAGTATAGAACAAGCGGGAACTATCTTAGGTTCTCGTTGTATAATTAAAGGAGAGTCAGAGATTGGCAACACATGGTACGACACTCACTGATGCACAGTTAGCTTTTAGGGCTTTAGACGATGCGAAGACAACTCTTAAGGCTTTAGAAGAGGCAAGAGACATACTAGATAGGCAAAACGTACCGACAGAAAACAGGTACGTACCTAACCCTGAATACATAGAGCAATACTTTCAAACACCAAAGACAGAGACAGAACATATGACTGAATCAAAACACCTACCAGAATTAAAGTACGTTGAAGATAGTGCAGTTGAGAAAGCTGATGAAATTCTTGAGCAACTAAAATACAACGGATTAATCTCTAAGTGTGGACAATACATCTACGTAATCCAGTACGGAGACTTTAGTATCTCCCGTAACCCTGCCTATGTTGGCGGTTACAGTAAGGATAAAAGAAATATTGTCCTTAACAAAGACCATCTTACAGAGATCGGTAAGTTAAGAGACCTGTACGATAGCACTAACAAAGCACGACGAGCGCATGACAATCTTGCTACTAGTGTTCGCAGTGCAACAGGTACAGGCAACACAGTAGGAGGGATGTTCCTTGACTTTTAATCCACAAGTAGTAGAGACTAAAGAGTTTGACTTAATCCCTGAGGGTCTACATGCTGCACGAGTAGCACGAGTGATAGAGCTAGGTGTACAGAAGACACCTTACGGGGACAAGGAACAGGTAGTGTTTGAGTTCGTACTACCTAATGAGACCATCGAGATAGATGGTGTTGAGAAACAGAAGATGAAGTGGGGTTGGCCTCTTAACCAGACATCTAACCCTGATGGTAACTTGATGAAGCTTGTCAAGGCAATCAAACCAGATGCTACTAGCCTAGCACAGTTGGTCGGACTACCTTGTATGCTTGAGATCTCCCATGCCGAAGACAAGAAGGGTGTGATGAGAGACAACATCAGCAATGTTACTAAGCCTATGGCAGGCATCGACATTCCAGAACCCGATATTGATACTTACTTCTATGAGTTCTCGAATGGTGAAGATGCAGTCTTCGATAACCTCAACGAGTACCGACAGAAGCAGATCAAAGCTGCTGTCAACTGGGAAGAGTAAGTTACACTGTGTAACTGGTAGACAGTTACATAATAGATTCGGTTGACGATGAAGCTGTGACAGGTTAGCCTAGCCCCTTGATGCTAGGCATTGTCCTCCTGAACACCTACCTAGTCATAGGTACTAAGAGTTGGAGGAACGTAGTCACCAACGGTTATGAGAATCCTACGCTAGCGGGATTGAAGGGGTGACAAAGCTAGCTCTTTTTACGAGGAGTAGTGCGAATTGGTACAGCACAGCATTGGCTGGTTTGTGGGTTCGAGTCCCACCTCCTCACCTTTCTAGCCTCCCAGCTGACAAACATACTGTCGTTAACAATGCTTTCTCTTTATGATTTGGGATAACTAAAGAGCGCTAAGTGCGGAGCGTGAACAAGTGCAAGGCAGGGCACCGCAGATCGCACAACCTGCCAACTACTTTATAGAGCGGCGTACTCCCTAGCACAGAGCGGGGTGCTGTAACTGTTAGTGCAATCCTAGCAGCGGAGTTGAGAGACCCGTCTGTGCATCTCTCACCTATTTTTAAGGGCATGATATGACAAGCGAATACCTCATAGTAGGCATACTGATGGCAACCGTCACACTGTCAATGATAGCTACATTACTAGTTCAGATAACAAAAGGTTTATTTAAATGAGACAATCCCTAGTTAAACAGATCAGACGACAGGCCAGACTGTTATTCTCGGATCAACCCCACGTTAGCTACCGCACCCACAGTAGAGGGTACACAGTAATGACAGACTTCTGTATCAAAAAAGTAGTTAAAGATACTAAGAAGGATTTAAAGTATGCAAATTCCAGAAAAGGATTGCATGTCCTGTAAGTTTGAAGATCAAGCAGCTGATGTCAATGACAGAGAGACACGCTGTGGTAATTGTTTAATGCTTACCCGCAGCGGTAAGGAGTACTTCCCTAGTTGGGAGTCAAAGGATGAGGATGAGTGGGATGGCCCACCAACAATCAACTACATATAGGAGTTGTGGTAACTGTAGATTTAAAGACACAGACCCTGCCTCTTGCATCACCTGTATAGTATCACAAAAGCCCAGACTTCCGTTCTGGGCACCTCTCGTTGAGGCACACCCTGAAGAAGAGATCAACATACACCTAGAAGGATGGGAAGATGAAAGCAATAGTTGATGCTGACATCCTGTGTTATGAGTTCGGCAACATGAAGGACTTAGATACAGGCGATTTACTTGCTTGGCCTATCGTTAGGAAGTTTGTTGACGAGAGGATACAGCAGATACTGGAGGGGGCAGGGGCTGATGAGGCTGTCTACTACCTTACAGATAGCAAGAGTAACTACCGTAATGCTGTGGCTACCATACTCCCTTACAAGGGGCACAGAACCTCTGAGAAACCTCCACATTGGGAGGATATACGACAACATCTGATAGATAACTACGATGCTGAAGTTCAGTATGGTATTGAAGCTGATGATAGGTGTGGCATTGAGCAAAGCACAGACTTCCAAGAAGCAAATGAGTTAGCTTGGGACGATGGCTATGACGGCCCTGCTGGTAAAGTGACTAAGTACTGTGATACCATCATCTGTTCAAGGGACAAGGATCTGTCAATGATCACAGGCTGGCACTATAGCTGGCCATGTGGTAATCAAAAGGAAAGGAAATGGTTTGTTAGTGAAGAAGATGGCATCAGATTTTTTTATAAGCAGTTGCTTACTGGCGACTCTACCGATAATATCCTTGGTCTCTACCGTGTCGGAGAGAAAGCGACCTGTGTAAAAGCTCTTGACGATATGACTGATGAGCTTGATATGTTCAGGCATGTGTACAAAGAGTACGAGAATAGGTTCGGAGCCTATGCTTACCAGTTCCTAGAAGAGAACGCAACACTTCTGTGGATATGCAGGGGCAATAGCGATGCACCTCCGTCAGGAGAGGCAGAGTTGTACATACGAAATACGCATTACTACTCGGTAGGTTATGACGATGAAGAAGACAGCGAAATCAATGGTGATGAAGCCTTGGTTCAAGAGCAGGGTAGTAAAGGACAAGACTAAGTATGACAGAAAGCGCACTAAGCACACAGATAGACGGGGATCACTACAAAAAGCTAGCGATACAACCTGTTGAATACATTACAGCTAACAACCTTGGCTTTATCGAGGGATGTGTAGTTAAATACATTACTAGACATAAGGAAAAGAACGGAGCTGATGATATTAAAAAGATTATACACTTCTGTCAGCTCTTACTTGAACTCACCTATGAAGAAAAGAAAGGCATTCAAGAAGAGAGCACGAACTCCTAAAGGTTACGACTCTGGACTAGAGTATGACCTACATAAGGGAGCACTTAAGGGATGGGATCATCACACTACCAAGATCCCTTACGTATCTAAGCACACATACCAACCAGACTTTGTGAAGAAGGTAGGCGACACCAACCTAATACTAGAAGTCAAGGGTAGGTTCAGGGATAGTGGGGAAGCTGCTAAGTATGTGTTTGTTAGAGAAGTTCTTAAGGATGATGAGGAACTAATCTTCATCTTTGAGGACAGTTGTAAGCCTATGCCATTTGCTAAACGAAGGAAGGACGGAACCAAGTTTACACATGGTGAATGGGCAGAGAAGAATAACTTCCGCTACTACTGTTACAAGAAAGGATTGCCTAAGGAGTTCACATGAGTGAAGTCATAGAAAGATTCTTTCAGATTGATCCGACAGCAACTAAGGGAGACGGTGGCAGATGCCAGTTTATGAATGATTGTTTTAACCTTGAGGACATCATTCATATCTCACCAGTCGTATCCCTAGCTGTTCAGCTATATGAGTTCAATGTAACACTAGAGGGTTTAGATGAGAAGTTATGCTACCAGTTCGCGAGGAAAGAGACAGCTATCAAGGCGCAACGCTGTATATCAGACGCTTACACAGGATCAGGAAGATATAAGTATGATACCAGAACTGTACCAACTACCTGAACCTGATGGTAAGGGCAGGTCTATCCTCTTCGACGTTGAATGGGAGGCTATCAAGCAAGCTATTGACTGCTACCGAGCTAACGACTACACACTACATGACATACAAACGCTAGAATATTTTGACTTATGGGATGCAGATCTCTATGCTCTTGATGAGACAGCGGTAACTAAACTTTATATGGAAAACACTTAACATGACTGAAGAAACACAAGTAACCACAATTGAAGAACATGCAGCTAACTACATCAAGGCTATGAAAGAAGGCAACACTGATGAGTTAGTTATTATTGCTGAGTCACAGAAGACCGACGAAGATAAGGTAGCCTGTTTAACAGCTGTGATTGAAGCTATTGGAAAAGAAGATGATGAGTTCAAAGAGACTCACAAAGAGTTGATCGAAGCTCTTGATTCTACGCTTAAAGTCCTTTCTGAAATGGACAAGCAGCTTAAAGAAGCAGCAGCTGAAGCAGAAGCTAAAGATCCTGCATAAATTGCAGGCAAAAAGAAAGGGAGTTCCCGTAATGGGTTCTCCCTTTTTTATTGTCTAAATTTTAGTAAACAAACATACCTGCTATAGCCCAACCACCATCCAGTTTGAATGGCCACTTACATACCTGACCATTTGTTATGGTTGTCAAGTCCCCTTCTTTTAACATGAAGGATTCTTGTTCACATACATGATCTTTGTAAGCAAATGCTAGGCTATCGTTACGGTAGAACTCAGATGCAGTATCTTCTGTCCACCTCCCCACCTCGAAGTCTGTCTTACCGTAGTACCTCTCATTAGTTATGCCCAACGCCTGTTCATACGAAGGGTTGATATACCACATCCTGTACTCTTCAAGCCCGTTATCATCCCAACCAACCTTCTTGATCCACACTGGGTAGTCAAGAGGTCTTAGCAACTGCTTGATAACAAGGGAGGATGAGTACTTCTTAGACAGCTTTATCATAAACTCCACTCTGTCTAGGTTGCACTCTTGTACTTGTTCCTCTAGGTTCTGCTTTTGTTTATACAGGTTATTAAGGATCTCAACTTCAGTCTGTGCCACTATCCCCTTGTAACCAAAAGCTGCTGCTCCGATTATACCAAGTGATGTGATCAGTGCTATGATCCCCTTATTAAACGCATCCATAAAGTTCCCTTACTAGATTGTGTATTCAAGACTATCTACGTATTTAGGAACAGTCTGGTCTCCTTCTTGCATATACCTAGCAAGTCTACGATTGAATTTATGAGAGAACACTACGTTGCCATCAGCATCTAAGTACTCAACAGTTGTCTTCTTAGTCTTATCGTTGTATTCCCCCTTCACCTTCGCAATATCATCAAGCTCAGTTTGGTTCCAAACCTCTGCCCTTCTCTTGCCTAGCGATAAGAGGATAAACTTACCCCCTTTTGAGAGATCCCCTGCATCGTTTTGTTGAGTCACACTGACAACATCCAGTGTTTCTTTCATCAGCTTCTCTAGAGTTGTTTTGTACTTCTCACTGTTAGGAGATAGCTTAGCCAACTGATTTGCATACTTGTGTTGGTTGCTAAAGGTCTTGCCTGCATTCCAAGATACATCAAGCAAGCCCCTAACCACTGCTTCAGGCAGGTTGTCTAGGTCTGGAACGCTTTTCTCTATCTTGTTGAAGTGTTTCTTAGCAAGACGTATAGCAAACTGCTGCACACTTTCGCCTTCTTTCTTAGACAAACCTAGTGAGTGCTTAATACCAAACGCACCAGTAGACTTCCCTCCTTCTAGGCTATCGTGATCCACAGTACCTTCCCTTGCAGCTAGGTCTTCAACAAACCTACTGAACATACCAGTACCTTCCCTTGCCTCTTTGCTTTCAGCATCGGAGGTTAAGTTATATGCCTCTAGTTCTTTCATCAGTTTGTTTGAGAGTCTTGAAGTATCCCTGATATACAGCCCCTTTTCTCTGTTGGTCTTGCCGTCAGCATCAAACCTGCCTAACTGGTACGCTTCTTCTCTTGCAATAGCCTCGTCAAACTCCCTTTCAGCCTGTAAATCGACAGATAGTTTAGCCCCGTCAGTCTCAGGAGAGAGCGTCTGAGCCTCTACAAGGGGATCTTCTGCTGTAGGTACGCCTTGGGCTACCCCCTCTTGCGAAACTGTGTCCACAGCCTCAGGATTGGCTCCAAACTCTTTCTCTAGCTCCGCTAACTCAGCCTCTTCTTGAATAGAAAGGGGAGCAGAGAACTCATCTGCGAACTCTGTCTCCAAGTTAGTCAGTTCTGCCTGTTCTTCAGGTGTCAACATACTAACTACCTCCTTGCGCTTTCAATCTCAGCTCAAGTAGCCGCTGCATCTTCTGATCTCTCAGTGCATCTGCTGTAGGGAGCGGTTGTGCTGTTCCTAGGTCACGAGCCTGAGTTGATTGAGCCTGCCTAGCAGCTCTAGCATCTTCAAATGCTTTCTTCTCAGCTTCTCTAGCTTCTACGCTACCATCCAACGTGTTGTTGATACGGTTAGCAAAGCTTTCCATCTGTGATCTAGGGTCTGCAATACCTAAAGACTCTGACCAACCCCTTGTTGTAGAACGTAGGTACTTGTTTATCTCTTGTACACTGTCCCATGCAGGGTGGCCAACTGCTTGCTTCTGATTACCAGAGCCATCAGTGAACACAAGCTTAAGTCCTTTGTCTCCTGCTACTACACGAGCACCACGTTGGGTTAAGCTGTTAGTGTTGTGAGACTCGATAGCATCTATGATCCTTGCAGGTACAGTCCCTGCTACAAGATCCCACTGAGACTTAGCTAACTTCTTCTGTTTCTCGGTTGCTAACTCCTGTGAAGCACCAAGTATTACAGATGTAGCAGCTTCCGTGTTGTTGTTGTTCTCAAACAAGTCTGTTACTGCTTCCTTAGCCTTATCGCTGTCTGTCTCTTGGATACCAGTCTGCTGTGCAATAAGCTGCGCGGCTGCCATCTGCTCAGGGTTTAGCTTAGTTGTCGGGTTCTGCATAGCACGTATCGTTGTGCTCATTACATCACTAAACCTAGCTATCCCGTTCTCTCCTTCGAGTACATCAGCGATTGGCTGTAGTGCAGGGGATACACTTAGTAAGTTCCTAAGCTGTTGAGGATCTCCATTGGCCTTGTTAATCAAGTCAATGTAACGGCCTGCTGTTCTGTCACCGTAAGAGTTATGAAGGAAAGTGAACATAGGTAACGCATCAGCAGCGTATACCTTATGCAAGTTAGTCAAGCGCTTAAGACCTTCACCTCGTAAGAAGTCTGTGTCAGCAATAGCAGAGAAATCTCTAACTGATTGGTAGCTGTCCTTGATTACTTGCCTAGCTCTAGCTATACCATCAGCTGAAAGAGGTTTACCTGCCGCTACTGCACGAGTCCTTAGTGTCTGAAGCTCAGCTTCTTCTGCCCTTAGTATTGAGTTCTCCCAAGTAGTCTGGTTAACTTCTTCACCTTGAGCCGCCATTTGACCTAGCGTAGAGAACATATTAACTGCGCCCTCTTCTGCTAGAGAAACAGCTTCCTTATCTGCCCACTCTCTCTCAACCATGCTGTCATTCTCAAGCCTTGCATCGTTGTAGTCTCTTTGTCTCTGAGTAGTCTCAGTCTTAGCAATGAACTCAATGGCCTCTGCTGTAGTACCACCAGTTGCAATCTTGTAGTCTTGTATAGCTTGTTGTCTCTTGGTAAGAGGCTTGTTGTTAGCTGCCTGTATCTGTGCATTAGTTTCAAACGCACCGAAGTAAGACTGTACAGCTGCTGACTCTGGGTTAAACCCTAGTAAGTTAGTAGCTGCTGATCTCATCTTGTCAGCAAACAAAGGAGACTCTTGAATCCCCTTGGTTACGATGTCTGCAACTCTAAGTCGAGCACTCTCACGAGAGATCTTACCTTGATTGACACCAGACTCAAGCATTGCTGCCTTCTTCTGTACCTCTGTCAGGTTAGGATCGCTCTGTATCAAGGCTCTTTTAGCAGCAGCCTCTTCCATAGCCTTCTGGTCTCTATCTAAAGACTGTTGACCTTCAGTTGTTAATCGGCTCACCTCTTCTTTTGCATAGGCATCACCGTACTTGTCCAGAGTTTCGAGAGCAGTGCCAACACCCTGTACAGCAGTATTTATGTAGCTATTATCAGGAGTGACAATCTGTTGATTGCCAATCCCTACTGCTCTCTCCCCTTGGGTTTCTTGTATTGGAGCAAAAGTACTCATTAATCTTCCTCTGGTTCATTAATAGTTTGAACATTTGTACCTAGAACTGCGGATAGTTTAGTGATCCCTTCAGTCATGTCAGTACCTATCGTTTGTATGTATCTACGTAGTGACTTAGCTTCTTTAGTATCAGACATTAGCCTACGTTGGACAGCTTCTTGAACTGCTACCTTCTCATCAGGATCTAAACCTGCAAACATAGTAGCCATTTGCTGTTCATGCTGTGCTTGCTTAGCGTCAGACCACTGACCTGTACGAGATTTGAATACTGCATCGTTCATACGGTGTATCAACATGTCTGCAATCTTCTGACGTACTGCCTTAGCATTCTCAGTCATTTCATTCAGCTTGTATATCTTAGCCTCATCTGATAACTGGAAACCAATCGCTTTCATGATTGATTCTCTTACGTCAAACTCTCTGCCTATCAGGGTGTCGCCACTGTTAGTAAGGATTCTGTCCATAACCTGCATGAACACAGCCTTCTCACCATTTCTCCAAGTAGATACAGTCTCTAGGAACGGCATGGTCGGTATCTTCAGTACATCAATAGCATCTATTGGAGTTGCTTGATACATCAAAGGTTTGATCTGATGTATAAAGCTATCCCAGAAGCGTTGACCTGTTGCACCAAATGCACCCATCAACTTGATTGCTACTGTATCCTCTGAGAACATCCAGTTATCTACAAAGTCTGTAACACCACGTATCAATGATCCTCGTGATGATACCTCTGCATCTACTCCGAATATCCCTAGAGTTGTGAAACCCCAGAAACCATCGTTCCAAGTCTTAACAAGTACAGGGTTGTTGTCTATGTCTTGTTGTGTAACATCAGCAACTTCCATTAGGTAGTTACTTGCAAAGTTAACAAGAGGTACACCTGCTGTACCGTACAGAGCAACCTGACCTGCTAGGATTCTCATCCTCTCTGCACCAGTGAGTGAGTCGTTGAACCCACCAACAGTCTCAAGTGCCTTAGCAGATACTTGGAAGAACTGTGTTGGTATAGAAGCAAGACCTTTCTGCCACTGTGCTCTGTTAGCCTTAGTCATGTTAAGCATCAGAACGTTAGCTCTGTCCATAACAGCCTTAAGCTCAGCATCGTTTACCTTAGATCCTTTCTTGAAGTTCTCAAAGCCTTCTAGTCTACCTGCTTTAAGATCATCAAGAGCTGAAGTAAAGGACATACGTCTGTTGAGTAGCTCACCATGTCGATAGAACAGTAGACCTTTGTCAGCTGCCTTAGATACTGCATCCATTGCTATACCATGTCCACGTATTGCAGCAGCATGGTCAGCTGTTTGCAAGATAGAGTCCTCAAACCCTGTACGTATCCACAGTTTGTGCAGTTCCTCAAACTCCTTGGCATCCATACCTGCAACCTTAGCTGCATTCTTGTATGATCCCTTAGGAAGTTCTCTGCCTAGCCCTAGTACTGCCAATCCAGTAGTATGTCGCAGTGTTTCGGTTAGGTTCTTACCTAAGTTCATTGACACAGCTATTGACATACCCTGTGCTTGTACCCATAATTGTGCAGGGTTAAACCAACCAAGTAAGGAGTGGAATGCAGCTGCTCTAGATGCAGCAATTGGATCTTTATCTCTCATCCAACCTGCTATCCTAGCCCCTGACTCAGAGTTCTTACCTAATGCCCACTCATATAAACGCTGAGTAGCACCTTGGTACACCTGTTCTTCCTTAGAAGGGAAGCCTTGCCAGTCTCGGATCTGTCTAGCCATCTTGTTAAGGAACTCACCAGATCTAGTAGACTCTATGCTGTCTGGCAATGTACCAAACTTATCAATGTCTTTACCTGTTAGTGCCTTAGCTGTGTTGATCCAACGTTGTTCAAGTCCTAGCCTCCACTGATTGATAGGAACTTGCCTTGATACGTTGGCAATGTTCCGAACAAGCGCTTGGTAGGGAGAAACACGTTGACTTCTCTCGCCTTCTAGTCCAAATAGTATCTCATCTTGAGCACGAGCAGCTGTATATAAGCCACCTGATCCATGTGAGAAAGAACCTGCTGCACTATTCGTGATCTCTTCTTCCCGATCTTCTAAGCTTTTGAACTTTCCTTCAGCTTGAAGTCGAGTAGTGCCGTTATCTTCCATGTCTTTAACGATTTGTTGTTCACGGAATGTCTCAGCATCTTTCTTATTGTCGAAATAACGAAGAGTTCTAGCTACTGTAGTGGTTTCTTTACCATCAACTACATCATCAGCAAACTCTTTAACGAACCAGTGTCCATTCTCTGACACTCGTGGCACATAACCACGCTTACGGTTGAGTACAACTGAAGGAAGTTCGTGTATATCCTCTGCATTTACTAGTACATGGGAGAATTTACCACTTGTTCCATCAGGAGAGTAAGCTTCAGGTAACTTAACCATCACTTTACCCATTGCGTACTGCTCATCTAGAGCATCACGGCTAAGGGAAGTGGTTACTTCACCATCAACTGCATCCCAAGCCTTAGCAATGTTGCCAGATGTAAGGGAATTGTAAGCATCGTTAGCAGTTTCATTACGTTTGCCAAAGCTGTAGCTCTGCTCGTTGAATCTTACCTGCTTATACTTACGTGCGATCATCTCTTGACGTTTAGTATTGTTACGAAGTCTCCACAAGTTGTTATACAACCTGTTAGTCTTGTAATAAGTAGAGATCTGAGCATCATCAAGGTGGTATGCACCTTTCAATGTGTCAACATCGAACACTGTGCCACGAGTACCATCAGCATTAGGGAACTCATCCCCTTCACGTAGTACATGCTCTACTTCAGCTAGCTTCTTACGGTTCTTAGGTCTTAGTAAACTTCCAAGATCCTTAACAGCCTCTGTTTGTAAGTCTGTTAATTCCCTGAACAGCTTGGCTTGTGTTGAGTCCAGTCGTGTTGCTGTTTTTACATCTAGCTTCGTCAACCCTTTAGCAAATACTGTAGGGCTAGACAAGAAAGCAGATAGTGTAGCAATCTCTGACTGTTTCCACTGTCCTACGTTGTCAAGCGTAAGGTCTAGATCGTAGGTCTCATTGTATAGCTCACCATTTTCATCCCTTGCTTGGTAGCTAAAGGTTGTGGTGTTCTCTGCTCTGTTAACAACAGTGATGTTCTCATGCTCAGCAGCCTTGAACTTCTTATACGCTGCTTGTTCTTGTAGTCCCCGCTCAACACTGTTAAGTATCCCCTCTTTCATGAAGGAGTTACCTGCCATGATGTCGTCGATAGTCTTGTCTGTGTTACCGAAGAAGGTACGTAGAGACTCTTGAGCCTTAGAGCTGATACCAGCTGTGTAAGCTGGATCTAACAGAGATATATCAAATGCTACTGCATCTCCGAACGCTGTCTCTTTAGACAGGTTCATTGCTTCAGCAGACTCATCACTTACTAGTGCTGTAGCTACCGCTTCACCTGCATCATCTTCGTTACCTACAGCTTTCATAGTCTTAGGTAAGTTGATGGTGCTCTTGAAACTTCTGACTGCTAGGGCAAATGCTGCACCTGCTGATGTTAGGTCTACTGCATCAATTAGTTTCCACCAGTTAGAGAAGTCTGATAGATCGTCGTCACCTACTGGATTGATAAACTTCTCTAGAGTAGGGAACCCTCTGATAGGGCCAAGCTTATCAAGCACATGCTCCTGTATATAAGGGAACATCTCTTGTTGCTGTTCCATAGGTAACGATTTAAACTTGACTATCGCGCTCCTCATGTTCTCTTCGTTACCGAAGATGTCACCAGTGAGCGAGAACTCTCTAAGCGTAGAAACAAAAGGAATCATCTCTGCGCCAAAGTCCATCACCTTGTCACCCGTACTAAACTCTCCCATTGCTTCAGCAAACATTTCGTAAAGCTTAAGTTGGTTAGTAGCTGCTGCTCTTTGATCAGGGGTAGCGTCAGGGCCAGCGATTGCATCTACGTAAGCAGCTGTTGAGTCTAGCTCTTGTGCTTGTGTATCAACAACTGCCTTCATCTCTGCTGCTGCTTGGGCACTCTCGAAGTCAACATCAGGGTCAGCTGTGTATAACTCTTCTAGTGCACCTATGATTGAAGCGCTGTCCTCTTCTGCCTTCTCAGCAGTTAGTTGACCGAGCCTACCATCCTTGTCTAGCTCACCAATGTTATTCTTGTAGCCTTGAGTAACTGGTGTTCCATCAATATAGTTCTGAAGAAAAGCAGCCTTTAAAGCCTTGTGCCTGTCTAGCTCTGGGTTAGAAGCTGCACCTAGCAAAGGCATCTCATCTAGCCCTGCTGAAGACGGCGTATCTTCTACCGTCAAGTCAACTACACCAGAAGCTATATCAACTTCTTCCTGTGCAATTGCTTGATCAAAAGAGTTTTGTTCGTTGGGCAACATTATCGACCTCCAGTTACACCAGTAGTGCCAGTCTCTTGTGTTGGGCTACCACCGCCTCCTGCAAAAGAAGATAGCGTCTGTACTGCATTTGTTGTAGCATTAACGATAGCTGCATTAGCGTTAGCATTAGCTGTTGTGAAAGCAGCAGACTGTCTTAAATCAAAGGACTGTTGGCCAGAAGTAAACGCTGCATTAGCAAACGATTGTGAAGTACCTAGGTCTGCGCCAATAGAAGAGATAGCACCTTGCAATGGAGATGAGCTAGCTGTGATACCAGAAGATATACCTGCTGCAAAGTTAGAAGCCTGTGCTTGTCTTGCCTTGGCTATCGCTCTACGTCGCTCGATACCTCGGTTGACATCCGCTCTTGCTCTCTCTATATCATTTGCTCTTTGTTGTTTACGCTCTGCTCTCTTGGCTGCCTTGCGCTGATCAACAGCTGATGCAACTTGAGCACCACCCGATAGAGCTGTAGCCAGTAACATAGTACCTGCCATTATTTATTCCTCAATGTTTTTGCGTAGGACACTTCTACTTTTTTGTATCCATATTTTCCTGTTACAGACTCAGCTGTAGCTTCGTCCCTAAATGTAGCGGTAAACCAAGCTACACCTATCTCTGTTAATTCTTCTTCTGTAAATTCAAACAGTAACGAAGCCAACCCTTGCCCCCTGTGGTCAGGGGATACATACAGTGTGTCCATCTTAGCAACAGTATCTTCTTTGTTGTGATGGTGCTGAGATAAGATAGTAGTCATGTAAGCCAGTGGCTTCTTGTCGTCATGAGCAACGACACACAACAGTGTGCCATTGTCATACATCTCTGAGTAGAGATCCCAGTCTATATCTAGATCAACTGCATCCTCTCTGAAGTCGCCTTTGTAGTGATCCTCATGGAGTGGGGTTAGGTACTCTGCAATCTCAGCAGGGTTTACTACATCAATTGTAATCATACTCTTGTCCCCACTGTGTACAGTACGCTGTAACCTAATAGGTGGAAGCCCATACCTGCTGTTGCATTGAACTTCAAGCCTAGGGATGTGCCTCTTCCTCTGATCCTGTTACGTGTACTTATAACATCCTGACCATAGTCGAAAGACTCTCCAGCTGTTGCTGGTGTGTAGTTCTTGTTAAGTCTGTAAATGTCTATAGGATTGCTTAGGTTAGTCTTCCAATCCCATCCATATGACATGAAGCAACTAGAAGGATTAACAACAGCAAGTTGACCAGTATCAGTGTCTATGTCAACAACCTGCTCTGTTCTCCTTAAGTGTGTCTGTACTATAGGAGCCATCTTAGTCTTGTTAAGAACATCACTTAGTGCATCGAAGCCAGTCTCTACGAAGGAGTCTATAGGATTGCCAAAGTCTTCGTAGTCTGCACTCTCTATGAACCCTGACACTTTGTATACAGATGTGAACGGGTTAACAGAAGACAGTGTGAGGATCTTTATAGATGATCTGTCTGTGTTTGTTATAGTGGTAGAGACTTCAACATCTTCTCCACTGTCAGTAACAATAACACCACCGTCATACACACCCTCTGCTACAACAAGAGATCCTACTGTCTCTACACTGATGGCAGATACTGGTAAGTCTTGAGGGCTTAGGGTTAGGTCGTACTTATAGAAAGCGTTAAGACCTAGGTCAAGGACTAAGACTTTGTTGAAGGACTTAGGAGTGAACGTAGTTTGTTGCAGTGTGTCAGGGAGATCTTTTCTGTAGAACCATAGCACCCTGTCTGCCCCTTCATCGTAGACTGAGAAGCAAGCATCCCTTGAGTTAGAAACTATCTCACCATACAGTGTCTTGATCTTCTGTGTAGTAACATCAGTAGCTACTAAGAACCCCGCTTCATCTTGCGATATAACAATAGCGGAAGAGTTAGACCAGTAGAAGATACTGTCTTTAGCTGTAACAATACTGTCTACATTTAGACAACCTCGGTTAGTGATCTTACGTACAGTAAAGCTAGTAGCCTTAAAGCTTGTTTGTTCACCATCACCAGCTATGATCCAGCTACCGTTATCAGCAATAACAAGTAAGCCTACACCTACTGTTGTTATCTTAAGTATCTTACCAACACCTTCAAGACCTATCACACCACCATCAGTATCAACCAGTTCATTGATTACTTCAGCAGTTGGATCTGCTTCTTGGTAACACTTCTCAGCTGTCTCGATACGATCCGTTAAGATCTGAGAGAAGTATACGTTGTTAGCAAAAGCAGACGACTCTAGTCCTGCGTACCATATCCTTCCTGCATAGTAAGCAACACTCGTTGGCCTAGTATTAGATCTCTCTATCTCATTGTATGTTCTGAAGTTAGCATACGCTGAACCAAAGGTATCAGGTATTGAGCAATAACCTACTGCCTTTCTTTCTTTGTAGAAAGCTTCAAGGATAATCTTACCCCTAGGAGATGGGCTGTTACCAGTGTAGTCATTCTGTAGTAGGAAGGGTTGATATGCTACCTGCCTGTCTATGTCTGAACCACCACCGTTCTGGTAGGCATGGTATACATGCGCTATAGTAGGATAGAAGTTAACTCTGTGAAGAGTCCATGCCGCTGCTAGTTGCTGCAAGGCATTACCATTAGGGTTCTGATCGTCCATCACTGTGCTTGTGACTTCAGTGTAGAATCCTGAGCCATTAACTTCTGATGGCCAACCTTGGTTAGCTAGGTTATAGAAGTGAGCACCAGACATCTCAGTCTGTCTCTCTGAACCATCAAGAGTAAACGTACCAAGAGAAGGCAGTGTTGTTGACAAACCTTCTTCAAAGATACTGAAGTCTCTGATCTTGAGAACCAAACTTGTTCTGCTAACAGATCCTTTGTTAACTCCATCCCCTGTAAAGGTTAGGACAAATGGGTCACAGTATGGGCCTGAAACAAATAACCAACCCTTTCCTGATACAGCTTGTACCTTAGAGGATTGTCTATCTGCTGTTGTAGAGCCTACTAGGGTACGACTAGGAGCAGAGATTGTTATAGGGTCTGCTGCTAGGCTGCCTATGATCTGTTCGTCTACCACATAGTAGAACTCTAGCCTGTCACCGATCTGGACAACAGCTATGTTCAAGCTCTCATCACCATTCACAGAGTCCCAAGATAGTACTTGAGTAGCTGTCTCTGCAAATGTAGTAGATAGTGTAGGGAATGCTACTTCAGTTGCGCCTGTGTACTGCAAACCATTACGAGTCTGTATACTACCGTCTTCGTTAATGTCTACATTGCTTAGGTCTGTTGCAGAGTTCTCAGGAAAGGATAGTGTAGGTGCTTCTGTTGCTAGACCTCCTGTGAAGTTAGCATATACCTTAGCTGCTGCTTGTCTAGTCATTGTTTACCTTCTATCTTCCGAAGTTGTTTTTAAAGTTTGGCATGTTGGTACGGTAAGCATGTTCACGTAATTGGCTCATGCCTCTGTTACGTCTACGCTCTGCTTCAGGGGCTGGTGACCTTACCAACTCTAGAGAACAAGCTGATGTAAGTTCTGCTAAGAACAAAGGGAACATCTTGTGGTCAAGAGGTAGTACGTAGTCATCATCCATTACAAAAGTAGGGACACTTGCTGCTCTACATACAGTCTTAGCACCTTGAAGTGTTGCCTCTACTGTATTATCAAACGAGTCACACAATATTACTGAGTTGTCCATCACTGTGAAGTACTCAGGCATCTTGTCATTCTTAACAAAGAACTCAGATGAGTTGTATGTTGAACTCTGAGTATCAGCTTCTGAACTCTTCAGGTTATACGAACGACGTAGAAACTCTTCAGGCTCTAGCTCTTGAAGTTCTTTGTATACAGTGTCTGTGTCTGAAGCAGTGGTTACATTGTAACGTACTGAACAAACCTTAGTTACATTCTCTGGAAGTCTAAGACCTGTAGGGTTTGATGTGTCACCCATTGACTCTACTTCTAGAATACTGAACTGAGATGGCCAGTCATTTCTATTGAAGAGATCGTATAAGGTATCCTCTGCTTCACGAGCAACAAGGATACTGTCAGGAGAATCATTTATAGAGTTGATAGGATCAAGATCCAGTTTCTCCATTACTCTTTGTACTGCGTAGTTTAAAGTCCTAGACATGGTTCACCTTATGTATAATCTTTTGATTCTCTAACAAGCATCACGCTAGTAGTGTGTATGTCACAGCTACCTGTACCTTCGTATGTCAAGTAGAACTCACCGCCATTAGCAAGGTAAGTAGACCCTGTATATACTGGGAATGCTGCACTACAAAGAACTGCACTGCCTGACTTGCGTAGAGCTATGTCTCGTGAGAAGATAGTTCCAATACTGCCGCCTATATCTAGCTCAAGCGTTATATAGGGCTCTGTACCAGCGTAGTTCTCTGCTGTAAAACCTAGACGAATGTGGTATACATCGAACTCTGCAATAGGGGTATGTTTGTTTGTTGCAGTGTCCCACATGGAACTTACTGCGTCTGATGGGTTACGTTCTATTGTCGATACACCACCATCGCATAAAAATTTAGTTCGGACTCCACTGGCTATATCCATTGTAGGAGTACCAGCTGTTGTCCTTGAGTCTTGAAACTGTGACCAACCTTTAGTTCTTTCAAACGTTGAACCACCAAGACCGTCAGCAGTTAGGTATGAACCTGCTACTGCTCCGTCAGTGCTAGCATCTGTTAAGTCTCCCCAAGTAGAAGCCCCTCCACTAGATACTAATATCTCACCTGCTGTTGAAGTTGCCGCATCCTTTACATCGTGTAGGGATGAGCCTGTTAATGTGCTATGCTCTGCCATTTTTTAATCCTATAAATAAAAAAAGGAGAGGAGAATCTAATCTGCCTCTCCTCTTTCAAGTTACTAATTATAAATAATAATTAGATACGGTATTTAACTACCAATGTACCAGCACCAGTTGTTACAGTACCAGCTACAGAAACATAGTTGTCTTCTGTAGTTACTGTGCCAACCAAAGCACCAGAACCTACTGTGAATGAACCAGCAGCAGGAGTACCAGTAGTGATCAAGCCATCAGCGTCGATGTCAGCACCAGCTGCATCCATAGTACCAACAGTGATCGCACCAGAGAATACTTCAGTACACTCTAGTTCAGCTGAAAGGATAACAGCACCGGCAGGAATGCCCATGTTAGAACCTTGTACAGCTGTACCGATAACAGGTAGGTTAGAATGATCCAAGTCTAAACGTAGTTCTTTATCCATACCTTTAGTATGAACAGTACCACCTTCTTTCTGGATACCATTTGAAGTACCGAAAGGTACTGTTAGGCCATCGTTGTTGACCCAAGTGTTTGCGAAAGTCATTATATATTTCCTTCTCTATTAAGCGATTGCAGATGAATCAGCAAGAACAGTGATCGCATTCTCTGGACGGTATAGACCAAAACCGAAAGATTGAGTCAACTGGTGGTATTCAGTCTCAACGTCTTCATCTCTCCAAGAAACGAAACGTGGCTGACGACCCATTGCACCGATTACTGGCGAAGCGTCACCGCCGATAGCCATGAAGTAGTTAGCTTTGTAACCAGAGATGTCAGCAGCTTGTGGAGCTGTGCCATTGTAAGTTGTCAAAGCAGCTTCGTCTGCACTGATTTCAGGGAGGAATTCAGAAACATAAACGTCAAAGCCGTAGATGTTACGCATGAAACGAAGACCAGTACCATCAAGGTGACCTTCTGTTACAAGACCTTCCCACATTGGGTTGTTAGAAATATCAACGATGTTAGACTTAACGTTCATGTTGTGTGCAGTAACTGCATCAACGATTGCAATACGACCTTGAACAGGAGCTTGTGCTTTGTTCAAAGAGTAGTTAGCATATGAGAAGTCAGACAAAGTTAATGAGTCTGCTGGTGCAGTAGAACCGTCACCAGATGCAACGATACGGTGGTTACCGTTGTTGATCACGTTAGCTGTGTTAGCTGTTTGACCATCGTTGATTGTTTCTAGGAACTTAGTTTCCATGTAAACGTCATGTGCACGTTTCATTTTAGCAGGAGTACTTTGTAGTACTTGGTTAGCTTGGAAAGAAGTTTCAAAGAAGTGATCAGTGAAAGGAACTTTAATACCTTTGAACTCATCAATGTTGAATGTGAACTGACCAGTGTCCATACGACGTTCTGGTAGAGCTTGGCTCTCAGCCCAGTTGTCAACTTCAAGTTCGCTCAAAGAGTTAACTTTCAAAGTTGTACGGATAGAATCAGCAGGAATATCACCAATCCAGTTAACCCACTGTTGTGCGTAGGTTGGCTCTAGTTGAGCCTCTTTAAACATTTCGCGAAAGATTTCGCTACGTTGTAGATGGGTACTACCCCATGAAGAATCAATAGACATTACTATTACCCTTGTATAGTTTATTTAGAAAGACATGTTTCTCGGAAAGCCTTCTGTGTTTCAGGCTTGAAGTACTCTTTAGGATTATCCTTACGGAGCTTCGAGAAGTATGCTAGTTTCTGTTCTTTAGTTTGATTGTCGGTTGTGTAACCAACGTGAGTACTTTGTGATGGGGTTGCTGATGCAGGAGCTGAACGGGTTACACCCACCATCTCATACACAGCTTTAGGAGACTTCTTAGCTAGTTCAAACATATCGTCAAACTTAAGTCCAACTTTATCAGCAGCTTGTCGTACAACATCATCGACTTTATCTGCACCGTAAGTCTTAACTAAAGTTTCTGATACTTCCTTGAAGTTCTTGTCTTGAACCTCTTGGGTTGTCTTAGCTTCTAGTGTTCCTAGTATCTTGCTCACCAGCGTTTCTTCATCAAGGGTTGTGTCTTGATTACTGTTCTTCGCTTCTTCCATGCGTTTGAGCTGATCTTCAACTGAGCCCATCGACTCTACTTTAGTTGCGATAGATGTCATTTCTTCACGAAGCTTTTGGTTCTCTTCTTTCAAAGTATCAATGAAAGAATCCTTATCACCAATGCGCTTCTGCATCACATCTATTTGTTGTTGAAGATTACTTCCTGAATCATTATTCCCATTGTTGCTGTTGTCAGCACCTGATGCGAAACCTGTTTCAGTTGTTCCTTGATTACCTTGGTCGTTGGTAAATGATTGTTCGGTCATTTGTATTCCTGTGTGTTGTCCACAAATAAGTTAAGTACATCTCTCAGTGCTCTACGGTAACCGAAGTTATCGGCTTGGTATTGCGACCAAGAGTTCTTCTCATAGTTAGAGGAGCTTTCAGACTCCTTGATTTTATTCTCTATCTTTTTCTCTAGCTCATCTGCTAAAGATGTGAGGAAAGAACGGGAGGCTGTGAAGCTCTCCCTAACGTTGTTCGCTTTATCCTCATTTAATCCTGCTACGAGTTTATCGTTAAGCGCCAATTGCCGCTGCGTCTTCTTCATCTAGTTCACTCATTCCTGTTGGGTCAATCATCTGTCGTTCTGCCAACATGTTCTGTGCTTGTCCTTCCATTGAAGCTGCCTCTAATCTCTCAGGGATTCTTCCGAATGGTTCGTACAAGTTCTCGAAGTCTAGCAAGTCAGCCCATAGCTGCGCCATCTTCTTGGCTGGGAAGTGTTGAGCAACCTCAGGATCTGCCATACCAGTCTGGTAGAAAGTAGTAAGCTGTTGCGTAATGCGTGACTTACGTGCATACTCTCTTGCACCTACTGGGATAACCTTACCGTTAGATACTAGGTCTTCCCTTGTTATTGTGATAAACTCTTCTACACCTAGATCATCGTCAATGATTGATACGACATCTGATGTATGTAAGTTTTGTATTGCTAGTTCTAGTTCAGCGTTAACAACCTCTTCTAAGAACTTAGAGAAGATGTCAGTCTGATACTCGAACCCTCGGTTAGCATTGTTTGAAAGCATGTTAACTTCAAACGCTGTCTTCTCACCGGGGCTGCGTATGCCTAGTGCTTCACGTGGAGCATTCGCATACTCTTCCATAGCTCGTTCAAGTTCCTGAATCTGGAAGTCAGCATTCAGTACAGTTGTGTCTGGAGCTAGGTAGTTAACACTGCCACCTTCAGGTATCAAGTAGTGCGTTGCTGCACCAACCTTGAACTTCTGAACATCACCTTGGATAACAACATCTGGATCTAGCATGTTATCAAAGGCATCAGCCTTAGCATTCTCTAGATGGTTGATACGGTACTGCATACCTACCAACGGTTCTAGTGGCCCGTACCCCCAAAGGTTATCTGGACGTGGCTTCCAAACTGAATGGAAGATGTTAGGCTTACCAGTGTATGTGTTCAGTGGTGTCTTACGTAGGATGTGCCTACCATCTGCAACTGTGATCAAGTGGTTCTTAAGAAGCTCACCTGACTCTTGATCGTAGATGTCACCATAGAATTCATACAGTGTTACGTGTCCAGAGATGTAGTAGTCACCAGTATTACCGAAGCCATCAGGGATAAGACTCTCGTCTATCTCACCATCTTCAGATTGTCTACCGATCTGGAACCGATCTTCTTTCATCTGTGCAAGAACTTCTGGATCATAGCCAAGGCTAGGATTCTCTTGCATCGCTATCTCCATCTCGCCTAGAGTAGTTCTAGTACGGATGATAGTAGGGGAGTTCTCAAAAGCAGAAGCTTTAGGATTCATCACTACATCGTATGGAGAGTAACGTACTGGGCGTGGCCCAATGTAAGCAGGTATCTTCTCACCAGTTACAGGATCGAAAGCATACTCTGTTACGTACTCGACACCAGCGAAACAGTTACCGTATAAGATCCAATCGTTGATCAAGTCTCTGATTGTCTTACGGAATGTTGACAGCCTGTGCTTAGTGTTAAGGTAAGCCAGTGCTGCTTGTCGCTTAGTCTTAGAGCTGGAGTCTTCGTCATTGCCTATGAACTCTAACCAATCCCTGTGAGGGAACAAGCTGAAGTCAGTGTTGACAAGTAAGTTGTTATATATGTTGTACAACTTAGGACGGTTAGTTGTATTGCTCCACTCATTCTTTTCGTTAGTGGTATCTCTTGTAGAGGTAGCAAATACATACTGCTTAGTCTCTGTCCAACGGGTCTTAGCTTCGTGCTTAGCTCCGTCCCACAATGACCAAGTTCTGTATATAGCTCCTGCTAGAGATTCATCAGAAGAAAGAACATTTCTGAAATCCAGTGTATTAGCACCAGTGCTCGCCATTATAAATTACCTTTTATCTTCATCGTTTCCTTCCCCCAAACCTAGCATTAGTTATAACTTTCTGATCTGTGTCTAGGTACTCTGTTGTTTGTATTGGGGGCTTAGCATCTTCTAGGGCCATACCTAAAGCATCAACCAAGTCATCATGTGGAGGATTCTCTAGTATTAACTCTTCTTCTAATGTAGATGTAAGGCCATCCCTGCGGTGGAATATTGCCCTAAGTTCATACTTAGGATTAACAATTGCATACTGCCTTAGGATCTTTGACTTAGTTCCTGCACCAGCATTTGATTTGTGATCAACTGAGATAGCTCCTCCATTCTCTCTGGAGATCCTCTCAACTTCTTTAGCAACTAACTTACCACCTGAGTTAGTTTCTATCTTGATCTTTCTGAAGCCCCACTTCTCTGACAGTCTCATGATGTTATCGTAGTAGACTTGGAAGGAAGCTGTCTTGAATCTATCTAGATCCAGTACGTAGTAGAACCCTTTGCTATCCACACCAACTACTGCTATTGCAGTGTAGTCAGCACGTTTACCGCCAGACTCTGTAGCCTCTGTCCATGCAACGTCCATCGCTGCGTAGACTCTTAGCCTCTGTCCTTTGAACTTGATACCACCTGTATCGAACTCAATGAACTTAGGATCGTAGTACTGAAACAAACTTCTATCTAGGATATTAGTTGTCTCGTCATTAGGATCGTTGTAGTACTGTGCGAAGAACTGTGCCCTCTCGCCTTTGGAATCGTAGTCAGACCTGATGATCTCAAGCTGCTGTATATCGAATCCGTACCACTCACCAGTTACAGGAGATAAGGATCGTGACCACAGGAAGTTACCTGTGCCATCTCCTTCATCCTCAACCTTCTCTTCCATTATATCCCAGAGAGGTTCTTCTGAAACAAACTCTCTGTTTGCCTCATCCCATACCTTGTACTTAGCGTTGTACATATCTTGGTAAGCATCCTTAGGATGATACCGTGTACCTACCGCTTTGATACTACCACCTGCATTCAAGATCGAAGTACACTGTGACAATGCCTTCGCCACTTCCTGTCTACCTGCCTCGCTGTATGCTGTCTTAGGAACAACAACGTCATCAAAGATGATAGCGTCTGCGTGCAGTCCAATGAAGTTAGCCTTCACTGTCTTAACGATGATGGTGTGGTCTCGTATCCCTCTAGCTTTACGATGTGGGTGATCTACGTTAAAGCTGTAAGCAGACCATTGCTCTCGGTCTCCTTCCTTATCGTTGATCATCTCAGGCCAAAGCTTGCTGTATACTTCCCCTGTCATCATGTTCTTAATTGCGTAGAGCTGATCCTTTGCAAGATCCTCACCAGCTGATAAGTAAACTAATGTAGTCCAAGGCTTACGTGTTATCTCCCATGCACACCATGTTGCTATGCAGTGAGACTTAAGATGTCCACGTGGTAGAAGCAGTAGCTGACGTTTGTTAGCATCTGGATCTGATAACCACCTGAACACCTTCTCGTGTATGTCACCGTAGACATAGGTAGGGTTTATTACCCTAGCAAATGCCCACAGGTCATTGATACATTCGTTTCTTAAATCTTCTTTTGTCAGTCTCTTAGAAGACATATGCATTCCTTACTTTGGATTAGCTTCCTTTACTGCTAGGATTCTAGCTTTCCAAGCGTCTATGTCATGGTAGATCTCGTCAAGCTGGTCACCGATAGGCCCGTAGGCTTCTCTGCGAGCTGCGTCTACTAGAGATGCTGCATACACTGGGCAGTCTTCCCAAGCTTCTGTTGCTGGATTATACTTCTTCCCAACAATATCACTAAGCGGTTGATGCGGAACTGTGTAGTAGTTCTCTGTATCAGCTGGGGCTGGGTACTCTATCACGCCACCGTGCTCTTTGTGTACGTATAAGTTTGCCATTATAATCTTCCTACTCCATAAACCGCTGTAACAACACCACGGAGACTGCCGCCCATATTAAAGTATGTTGAGCTTGATCCGCTTTGTAGTATCTCTATGAATCCGTCTGAGCCAACAGAGTGGACATACTTACTACTAGATCTTTCCCATGCTTTTGATATAGAACTTGTCTCTATGACTAGGCTGCTTCCCCAGTCAGTTTCACCTGCGACGATAACTATGTATCTGAAGTTTGTGTATGCTTCAGAAAGAGACAGGTCTCCAGTTGTTGAGCCAGTGAACAGAGTGGTTCTGTTTGTTGCTTTGTTGGCTTCATCGTAAGCTGTCTTAACTGCTGAAGCTGTAGCGTACTTGGTTGCGCTGCTGTCGCTGACAGAAGAGGTAACCGTGTAGTTAGCAACATTACCTAAACCGACATCACCTTTAGTAGTAGCCTGTGCTCTAAGGTTTGGATAGGTTCCAGAAGTATCTAGAGATTCACCTGCTGGGCCTGTCTCACCTTGGATACCTTGTGGGCCTTGGATACCTTGGATACCTTGGATACCTTGAGGCCCTTGGTCACCTTGTATTCCTTGAGGGCCAGTACCGCCAAAGACTAAGGGAGTCTCCCATACACCCCTCGAAGGCACAAACTCATTACCGTTGACAGTCCACTCAGTGACAGAGTTTACAGGGACAGTCTGTGCGCCACGCTTGATAAATACGTAAGCTTCGGTAGTTGGTGCTGTTAAGCTACCACCGCCAGCTAATGAGCTGACATAATCTGTAACCTTTAAGTCGTATAGGTTGTAGTCGGTAAATCCCGTACCGTCTGTGTACGCCACGCCGATATGGGCATGGTCATTCAGGTAAGGTGCAGATAGCCCTGAGAATACAAAGTCTACGTAGTTAGCAGCTTGCGCCCCTATCTCAGTACTACCCGCTGCGTTGATGTAGTCTTTAACAGTTGGGAAATACGGTTGTGTAGCTCCGTTTAGTGGCTCTATGTAAGCACGATAAGCAGTGCCGCCAATGGCACCGTGTGGATCAAACACCCTTACGGTTATCTCATTCACACCAGTGTTAACAACCTGAGGAGGGAACCACTCAGTCACTAGTACAGCCGCGTCGTCAGCAACCGAACCAAGAGAGAATATATCTTCATAAGTACCGCTTGAGTCTGGGCTGAACGATTGACCTTGAGGGCCAACAAGTCCTTGAATACCCTGAACACCTTGTATGCCTTGTATGCCTTGCTCACCTTGCGGGCCTACTGGGCCAATCAGGTCGTCACGAGATGTGAACTCTTGTCCACTAAGTGTGATCTTAGAAGTCGATACATTAGAAGCATTGATCAGTGCGTTAACACCCATATCAATATCTACTTCCATAGCGTTGTTCGTACTGGAGGTACGATCCAATGCTTTGTTCAACGCAGTTTCTATTAATGTATTATTAGCAGTGTGCTGCGCTGCGGATAAGAATCCGCTTGTAATATCTGTTAAGTTTAATTGTACGCCCATCTGTTAATCTCTTATAGGAACTACGTTAAGTCTTAATGCTGCATCTGAAAGAAGTTCATCATCATTAACTTTCTTAGCTGCTTCTTTCTTCGCTTCGTCTTTAACGAATCTACCACGCTTAGTCTCTGCTGGCTTCTTAGACATATCCCAAAGCTTCTTGGCAGCTGCTGTATCGCCATCATTTACTGCGGCAATCACTGCTTTCTTAGCTAAGCTCTCATCTCTGTAACCAAGCTCATCGAGCCAAGCGTTGTATCCTCGGTGTGTTCTATGACCTTCACAAAACCATTTAGCTTTCTTCAGCTGTTCAAGGTGGGCATATCCACCAAGATGTTTAACTGCAAAGTCATACTCATCCACACTGCTAATAAAGAGCTGGTAGAGAGACTTATACTTTCTACCCCTGCGCTCTGTATCATTCTCTTTGAGGGTAAAAGGAGCGTCCCATTTCTCTTGGTCTTCGACTCCTAACCATTCAACAAAGAGCGACTTGGTTCGCCAAGCCCCTTTATTATCTTTAAACATTGTTTCTCCAATCTGTAGGAGACTGCCCTACAAATGAGACAGTTTCCTGAGCTGCACGCAAGCCATCGTTATAACTGTACCCTGCTGTGCTTCCCACTTGTCTGTAGTATGCAACTGCTAGATCGTTTAAGTTATATGAGCTAGACCCTGTTACAGATCTGTAGAATGCTATGGCCTTCTCTTGCTCTGATCCTATTGGCACAAGTACCACGGACTGAGTAGCTGCATTAAGAATAAGAATTGCTTCTTGTCCTATAACTCCAGAAGTTATTACCACTCTTCTTGTGATAACAATGTCTGTTGTCCAGTCACCATCAGTAGCTTCTGTAACTGTCCATACACCGTTAGCTGCAACGCTAAACGTTACACCTGAGTCTAAGTCACTTGTTACATCGTACTCAGCATGGTCAGATGTAACTACTGTCCCACCTGTGGCACCAAACAATATAGAACCGTTTGTTGTTACAGGGTCTACTAAGTCTACCAGTGTGTAGCCTGCTTGTATATTGAGAGGTATGTTACCTGTAGTTACAGTTTCTGCATCTACAGTAATATCCCAAGGATAGCCAGTAGCATCTACTTGCTTGCTCAAGTCACCAACAGGAAACTCTACAGTATATGGGCCTGTGCCCGTTACACTGACAGGAGTCAAGGTATCGTCTCCACTAACTGCTGTAGTGTTTAATAGTGTTGGCGCTGTAGCTGGGCTAGATAGAACCACGCTCCAGTTGACATCACGCTGCATAGAAGCATCGTTACTATCTAATATCATAATGCGATACTCCCTATTTGAGTATTATCTTCTCCAATCACATTCAAGTGACAACCTGTCAGGTCTCCTTGGAAGATACCAGTTCTAAACTTCATCTCAATCTGGCCATTAGTCCAAGACAAAGGTCTCATAGCTGCGTACTTAGTTGACTGAAAATAGTCGGCATTGTCTGAAATAACTACTCGACATGCTGCACCATCGCCATTAGCAAAGTAAAGATCTGACTCATAGAAGTTAGCGTCCTCTGGAATAGAGAAGCCTCGCACGTACCCCGGATAGGAGAACGAGTTAACCACTCTAGTAGGAGCTGACGGAACTGCTAGGATTAAGTCGTTTCTTTGCACTAACGCACTAGCGGCTACATCTGCCCTAGCACTCCTGTACTCTACAACGTTGTTAGCTGTTGTTCCGTCATAGTTCTTCTGATCGCACAGTGCTTCGTGGAAGAACACATCTGGGTAAGGGCGGTTGTGAACATCTGTTGGATCGTTCGTCGCTGTCCCTTCGTTCATGTATATAGTAGAGACAGAGTTAGAAGACAGCACCGGCGTGCCTGACTTAAACTTATCTGTTGGGTCATAAAAAGCATAACCCTCGCCACTTACAAAGAAGTCTGTATCTGTTGCGACGAAATCTCTGTCAGCCATCTTCCATACGTTTTTTAGCTGCCAAGTATTTGTGCCAGAGCTTAGCATAGGTTCAGCGTTGGCTTGGTTAGCTGCTGGCCAGTATGTTGCTCGGCTTTCAAACATCCGTGGATGTGCAGGGAAGTCTAGCCAGATCTTGCCCTGTACAGCTGTGCCGTTCTGTGTTGTAGCAAACGGGGTGGACGTACCCATCTTAATAGCTTTGCCAAGTTTGTCAGTAGTGCCTATGTCAAAACCACCAGTGTAGTCAAGAACAGCACCGCCACCAATCTCAATATCTGATGCAGTCAAGGTAGGGCCGGTTGCATTGTAGGTATCCATCAAGAACAAGAAGTTCGGGGCATTACTTCCGAACGAGTTTGTGCCGTCTGTTGATATAGTAAGAGTGTCGCCTTCTACCAAACCGTTTGGAGCACTCCAACCTAACGCTGCTGTGCCTCCACTGATCGGGCCTGCTGGTCTATCTCCAACATAACTATTGCCAACCTTAACCCAGTTGTCACCAACTGCTACAGTCTGTGCTGTCATGTTAACAGGATCAACTGCTACTGGTACTGCTGTGTTGCTCGGATCATCAAAGTAATAGCCTGATCCGCTATTCGGATTGTCTAATACTAAAGGCATATTACTTCACCGTTACAATATGAGCAGCTGTACGTATAGTCCCTGCGTCATCTACCTTAAGAACCATTGTACCATCAGCACCTTTAGCGGTTGTGATAGTAGTTGGAAGTGTAGTTTCTAATAGACCTGAGCCGTTAGTAACTTCTACTGTACCAGTTATCTTAGCTGAACCTAAGTTGTTGAAGTCAGTAGAGTCATACCAAGAGTACTCAATAGCTGTGATGCTGTCTAGGCTAACGCCATCGATGTCGATCAAAGTCTCTGAATACTTAGTTGGCGACTGGTAATCTAACTCAAACACTTCAGTATATGCACCACCACCAGTAGTATCTTGTACAAAGTAGACTGTGTAAAGAGTATCTGTGTCTGGTTGTGTTAGTGTAATATCTGAAGTTACGATACCGTCAAGAGTAACTGTTGCTGTTGACAATGCACCAGTACCTGCAACTAACTCTGCATCTGTTGGTGCTGTAGCTGCTCTAGGGTACACACCGCCATATACTACACCTGAGTTACCAGAGAACAGGTTAACTGTTATCTCGTCGTGCTCATTACCAGTTAGCTGTGGTATGAACACTGGTACTGGGTTGTCAGTGAAGAACTGTGTCTGTGAAGAAACATCAATGATGTCACCAGTGTTGCCATTGCCTGATTGATCAGGGATAGTAGTCTGGTCTGTAGCACCCCAGTTAAGCATGAAGTTCCAATCAAGAACTAGATCGGTAGGTTCATTGATAGCTGCGAATCCTGTTTGAGCAAATGCTTGTAGCTCTGCTTGAGTCTTAGCACCATGCCATACGCACATCTCTGCTAGCTTATAATCGAAGTCAGTGTTAGTTACTACGTGGTTAGGAGCACGACCACCAATACGAGCAATACTAAGAGAACCATCTGGAGGAGTTGCACCTACAAAAGGAGACGCTGCATCATTCTGTATGTCTGTATCTGTACCAGAGAACAGTACTGTACCGTCTTCTGGATCAATGATGTAGCTGGTGATAACTCCACTCGGAAGTGAGGATACACATGCAACTGCTAACCATTGTTCATCTGAAGCAATGACATTAGCAAGGATAGTATCTAGTGCCCTAGCATCTGTTGTGAACGTTCCGCCATCATCGTCAGTAACAACCTGTGCTGCATCTAGTGATAGAGAGGCTCCAGATGTTTGTGTAGTTGTATTCATCGTAAAGTCTAACGATAGGTTACAACCAACTGAAGGGAACTGGAATGTTGGGCTACCAGTACCGAAACGGAAAGGAGCATACTGGAATGCAAACTTAGATTTGTATGTACCTGCTGCATCACCTGAAGTAATCTGTTCTGTTGCTTCTGCAAAGCGTGGCTTAACGTAAGCAAACAGAGTAACATCAGATAGCTCAGGAAGAGGAGCAGTACCAATAAAGTCTGTCAGTACAGGAGTCCCACTAGTTGCAGGAAGTACTGTGATAGTTGAGTAAGCTGAATAAACACCTATGGACATATTAAGCTCCTAGTTCTGCATCAATCTCTGCTTCTGTCAAACCAGCTATGCGGGCTTCTTCAGCTTCAAGAACATTATCAATACGTTCAGCATATAGCTTCTTACGCTTACCTGCAACTGAGAGATCTGTCTCTTGTATGATACAGCTGTTGTCTGGATCCCACTTAGGAGTAGAGGCAGGTGTTGCTGATTTAATAGCTTCCCAACACGTATCATCTATAGCGAATGCACCAGCTGGAAGCTGGAAAGCACCTTCAATAGGCTCACCTGTGATACGATGTACGTAGTCTAAGCTACCATCATAGATACCAGTGATGTAGTTGTTTGCATCAATTGTAATAAAATACATTTATATCTTTTCCTTTAATATTTGTTAAGCCACCAGTGGAAGCCGTCTAGTCTTATAAACTGGATCGGAGAGCAGGGGCTGCTGGTGGTGCAGGAAAAAAATCCAAACACAACTCTGGGGATTTGAAACCTTCTACTTCATCTGTATCTGTAGTAGAGATTGTAAAGCAGTAGTTACCAGCTTCTTCAACTGAAACTACAGTGGATGTTTGTGTAGGTTCAAGAAACTGAATAGGGTTTCCATCTTGGTACAGTGTGTAGTTTTCAATCTGTTCAATAGGTAACTCTGAACCATCTTCACGCTGATTAGGAATGTCCCAGTATAGAGGCTTTTCTAATGCCAGTGCAGCTGTACTAGTTGATAGGACTAGAGCTGTAAGTAATGTTTTCATAATATTCCTTAACAACCTAGTGTATCATGTGCAGCTAGGTTTTCTAATTTCTGTTTAAGCTGAGGGGTAAGGATACGTGTACCATTCTCGATAGCGTATTCTATTTCCTGTTCTTCAAAGATGTAAAACTGTTCAACTGTATAAGTATCACAGAAGTTACCTTTACTTGCCGTACTTAGTATACAACCGCTTAAGGTAATTAGGATCATTGATACGAGACTTAGCTTTCCTAACATCTTCGATAGCCTTTAATATTTCTTCTTGGTGGGCTTTTTTACTTACTGTCTTACCAGCACGGTAGCTGACGTAAGCTGTAAGAAAGATACCCCCAGTAATTAGTAAGTAAGTAATCATATCCAACTACTTAGTCTTACGACCTAGTAATGATTTAATCTTATCCCAACCTTTCTTAATGTAACCTACGTACTCATCATCTTTCTTGTTCTTAGTGATGTCTGCAATAGCAGCAAGTAAAGCAACTAAAGCTGAGATAGCAACGATGTAGAGTTCAATAGAAGCAGCTGAGAAGAATGTGTTTAAGTATTCCATTCCAGTTTCCTTTAATATGTTAATAGATTAAATGAATACAGTTCTATTAATTGAGTCCTGTACGTCTTTTTCTTTTCATTTAGATCTTACGATCTTTTCTTTTCATCTAATCCTTCAGTCCTATATAATTATATTATACAACTTTTATTCCAAAAGGTTCCCAAAATAATTAAAAAAAGTTTAAAATAATTAATTTAGGCTTAGTTTCTCCCCTAGTCCCTTAGCATTTAGGCTGGATAATTAGACCACTTACCTATTTCAAAAATTTCTTGTAGCTATTTTTTGGGGGTTGAATTGCACTACTGGTGGCCCCCCTTCCCCCCTCTCCCCCTAAATCATTTAGGCTCATAAGTTTTGTAACTTTTTGTAACTTAGGCTTGAATTCTCCCCCAAAATGTAAT